GAACGGCTCTCATCCTGCCGAAAATGACCGCCTAACAACTCAGACTATTTGGAAAACAACCGGCATTATCAACTCTGCCGATCTTCAAGTAACTCAGAACTCTCCTGCGGGTATGACCGTGCTTATCGCTTCTGGTTGGGCGGCGATCGTTGGTAACTATCAAACCAACATGGGTACCTACATGATTTACAACGATGCTACCTATGTCGCTAGCATTACAACCGCAAACCCATCTAACCCTCGTATTGACTTGATCGTAGCGACAGTTTCAGACGCTTACTACACCGGATCGCTTAACCAAGTCGCTTTTCAAGTGATCGCTGGAACTCCAGCAGCTTCGCCTGTCGCACCATCAGTACCCACAAACTCAATAGCGTTAGCTCAGGTTTATGTTGGTGCGGCAGTAACTTCTATCACCACCTCAAACATCACCGATCAGCGAGTCCTCTCGACCTCGCCAATCGCCGCTACAATAAGCCTGTCAAATGTCGAGACCGAAATCTTCATGGGAGCGTACTAATAAATGGCAACTAATACACCAGCACTCTTAGCCCGTTACGCCCCTATTCTCGGAACGACCTCGACCCGTTTCTATGTGTCGAATGTGGCGATTACCTCTAACCTTGCCACCATCACAACCTCTGCCTCACACGGCATTACTCAGGTTGGAACAATCGTAACTATTCAGGGCGTTTCCTCTACGATTGACGGAACTTACGCAATCAACTCAATCCCATCAGGTACAACTTTCACTTATGTATCCGCGACTGCATCTCTGGGATCAACTGCGGTTTCTCCTGTCGGCGTAGCAACTTTCAACACTTCGACCACTTCTGGATTTACTGTCAGCAACAAGGTCGTTCAGAACTATGTAGCAACTCTTACTACTGGATCAGCACACGGATTCTCTGTGAACGATATGGTGTTCGTTAATATCGGCGATACAATCTATGACGGAACTCAGATTCAGATTATCGCTGTGCCTTCTACGACTACATTCTCGTATATCGTGACAACGCAAACTGGTTCTACGACTGCCGTAACTCAGGGCGCGGTTGGTAAGTATGGAGCGGGTTATACAACTTCATCAACAAACACGATCGTCACTAACATCGTTGTCGCAAATAAAACTGCCGCATCACAAACATTCTCTATCTGCCTCGATGGTCTATGTATTGCGTATCAGGAAACGATTGCCGCAAACTCAACTGTATTCTTTGACTTAAAGCAAGCCCTCGCAACGGGTAAAACAATTATGGGCTCTACTTCATCTCCACTTGTAAATATCCACATCTCAGGAATGACGGTGAACTAATATGGGTCAGTCCACATTTCCTGCACCAAGCGGTGCAAAATCTCAATACTTTGCGGAGTTTACTTCTACTGGTACTTGGACTGCTCCATCAAATGTATTTACTATTGAGTGCTTAATTGTTGCTGGCGGTGGAGGAGGTGGTGGTGCATCCTCCTCTACAGGCGGTGGCGGCGGTGGAGGTGGTGGGCAAGTAGTTAAAAAATACTTAACAGTAACTCCAGGAACGCAATACACAATCACTATCGGAGGTGGCGGTGCTGGAGGAACAACAGCAGGCACTGTTGGTAGTAATGGAACTAACTCATCATTTGGTTCTCTATTAGTTGTTGGCGGTGGCGGCGGTGGAGGTGGTTCTGCTACAGGCGCAGGAGTTGCTGGAAATTCAGGAACAAATGCTTATGGTGGGGGAAATTACTCTGGAGTAAATGCCCGTGGGGGAATGACGGGTGCGTTAGCAAATAATGGCGGCTCTACTGGTGGTGGCTTTAGTGGTGGATTTTACGGCGGTCAAGGTGGTGGGGGTGCTGGTGGAACTAGCAACTCAACAACAGCAGCAAGCACTGTTGGTGATGGTTCAGACATGGCTGGATCTGGTCTTTATGGTTTTGGATCAGGAGGCTCTGGCGGAGTTGGCAATAACGCAGCAATAGTTTATGGAAAAGTTGCAGACAATAACAGTGGAAATGGTGGCGGAGGTTGTTCAGTTAATAGTCAGTCTGCTGCTGGCGGTGCTGGTGGGTCTGGTTACGCGCTTATCGGTTATTGGTCTTAAGGAGATAAAAAATGGAATGCAATCCAACTAATCATATCGATGAATGTCCTCACGCTTTTATTAAAAACGGCGTAGTAGAGCACATCGCAGTATTCAAAGAAGATGACCACGGTGCTGAGATCCTTGATCTAGTCAAGGCTGATAAGCAAGCAGATACTGTTATCTGTCTTTGTGATCATGGGTCAGTTCCTCACCTTTACTCAACATGGGATGGCACTAAATTTACAGAACCTACCCTTGACTATCTGTACAGCATTGGCATTTCTAACGAGAGTCAAGCCATGCACGATGCTCGAGTTGCGGAACAAAAAGCGGCTACCTCGACAGATACAACACCTAGCAAGTAACCTACGGGTATGGCTACCCAATATCGTTACCTGCTCGCTGATGTATTAACCAACTCGATTATTGCTGAACTGTCTTTAACTAATGTTAATTTCACTCAGCAATTAAATGCGGCTGGAACGGCAACTGGCGAGCTTCTTCTAACAGGAGTGAACTCGGCGGCTCTCAATGTGCTGGCCTCAACCATTCCCGGCCGAAATGCTCTTTATGTAGATCGCAACGGCGTTCTCGTATGGGGCGGAATTATTTGGAACCGCGAGTGGGATAGCGCAAGCCAACTATTAAAGCTTACGGCGCGTGAGTTTGAGTCCTATTTCGAGCGCCGTAGAATTACAACGACAACACCTTTCACCGGCTACGAACAATTCGCCATCGTAGAAGCGCTTGTCACGCAAGCCCAATCTGTGCCTTATGGAAATATCGGCGTAGTTGTACCAACAACCTCATCCGTGACAACTGCTGTAATTACAAACGCAGTCGCGGTGGGATCAACTGTCACTTATACGACAGCCTCAGCAAACCTATTCCAAAGCGGCCAGCAAGTAACAGTTACGGGTATCGCGTCAGCGAACAACCCAAGCGCCCTAGCCGGAGTAGCCTTCAACCAAACCGGCGCGGCAACGATCATTTCCTCAACTCAATTCAGCCTTAACCTCACCCTCGTAGATACATATACATCCGGCGGAAGCGCAAAGAACCAAGGCGTGATTATCGGCCAACAAATCTATTACAACTACGAGCTTAAAACCTACTTCTCAGCAATCTCCGACCTAGCCAAATCCAACACCGGCTTCGATTTCAACATTAAGGTTGCTTATGACGGAGACGGCAACCCGACAAAGACTCTACAACTAGGCTATCCACGCCTCGGCAACACCTACTCCGCAACATCAGCCTCGGTACCGGTATTCACCTTGCCAGCCGGCAACATCGTGCAATACAACTACAAAGAAGATGGCTCAAAGGCCGTCAATTCTCTGTATGCAACCGGAGCAGGATCAAATGAAGGCAAACTCGTAGTCTCCTATCAAGATACGACCAAGACTGCCGCCGGATGGCCTCTATTGGAAGATGCTGTGAACTATTCCAACATCACCGACCCGGTATGGCTCACGGGTATTGCAACCGGTCAGACTCTCGCAGCTTCTTACCCACCACAAACAATTCAGGTCGTGGCACCACCTTACCTAGACCCTGTTTTCGGAACCTACAATCTTGGAGATCAGGCTCGCCTAGTCATTACAGATAACTTCTATCCGGGTGAGTTTGACGGAAACTATCGTATTATTGGCATCAATGTCACACCGGGCGAGAATAACGCCGGCGAGCGCGTGACTTTGACCTTGACCACTACTACGAACTGAGGTTGAAATGCCTTATGTAAATCAGCCTAATCAACTTAAAGACATTATCGGTGGCCTCGATGACCGGTTAAAAAAAGTCGAGACTGGCGGCAGATTCACATTCCCAATTGTCACAACCGATCCAACCTATCCGCGCAAAGGTGACGCGTGGATTAACTCAACAACCAACCTCCTGAAAGTCGTGGACAGTCTTGGTAACATTAGGGTAGTAAGTTGGACATAACCCCATAACCGTAAAGGCGCAAAATGTTCTGGAATAACGCGAACACAGTTACAAACGCAATCTGGGCATTTCTCGAAAGCGTCATAATCATAGGAGCGCCAATCTTCTGGATTAACAAGAAATTCAACAAAATGGACAAGCGGTTAGACAAAATCGAATACCAAATGTACGAGAACGGCGGCGGGTCAATTAAAGACCAACTCAATCGCCAAGATGTCGCTCTACACGAATTACAAGTAAATCAAGCCGTCATCAAGACAAAATTGGATATCTAAGTGGATGCGCACGATCAAGCCATCACGAACTCCTATGTGGTTCACTACCCGCCGCACGAACCGCGTGAAAGCGACCCGAACTACAAAGACTTCAACGCCTTTAGACGAAAGACCGCCGCAAACGCAAAGTGCAGTATTGGAGACCATCGCGGCGATTTTACGGATTGTGCCGGAGGATTAGAACTACACCACGCTCATATTGAATTCTCTCTACAAAATGGAGTAGATTTGAAGTGGTTAGAGGTGGACTATCCCGGCGTATCCAACCCCGATGAGGTTGGGGCTTGGGTCGAGTCAGCGCAGAATCTCATTTGGCTCTGCGAGAAGCACCATCGTGGCGTAGGGGGAATACATCACGCTTCTGCTTCCGACTTCGAAGCCGAGAAATATGTCAAAAATCTAATCGGAAAGAAGGACAAAGATGTCAAAGATCAAACTGTCAGCGACACAAAAAGCGCTGATTGAACACTATGCCTACGGCGTAATTGCCGCCGGCTATGCAACTTTCCAATCAGGACATCGCTCCGTCAAAGAGGTCGTCATTGGCGCTCTCATCGGCGGATTGCTTGTACCTCTATTGGCTAAGGTCAATCCTAAAAGCTTGATTAACACAATCTCTAAGGACACCGGCGCACCTGCTCCTCTCGTTTCAGCGGCTGTGGATACGGCTATCGCTGACGCAAACAAGGTAGTAGCGGCAAACAAAACTAAATAAATCTCAGAACTCGCCGACAATGCCCCCGAGGGGTTTTCCTTAACAGGATAGGCGAGTTTCTGCTTTTCGGTAGGATACGCCTATGGCTAACGCACTCGACATCGTTACCACCGCTCAGAAGCAAGTAGGTTTCTACGGTGGTACTACCGATGCCAACCCCTACGGGGAGTGGTACGGGATACCGGATGAGCCTTGGTGCGCAATGTTTGTCTCTTGGGTATTCGCGCAGAACAATCTCTCAAATCTTGTAGCGGCACAAACTGCCAAAGGATTCTCCTACTGCCCTGCCGGCCTAGCGTGGTTTCAGCAAAAGAAGGCCGTTGTAGACAAGTATTCAGGTCAGCCCGGCGATATCGTGTTCTTCTCTTGGGAAGGCAACGGCATAGCCGATCATGTGGAGATCGTGGTTGCGGCAAGCAAAGACGGCATAACGACTGTCGGCGGTAACACGGGTCCTGAACACATGACCGATGCCTCTCAATACGATGGGCACGGGGTATATCTCCGTCACAGAGCTTATCTTTATGTCCTCGCGGTAGTGCGACCTGCATACGAGAACCCGGTGCGACCAACGACAACTCTCGGCACAAACAAGACTTTGGCGGCAGGAGTAGCAGGGGCAACGGCAATCGCAGGGGGCGGCGTAGCGGCTACACATAACAGCACACCAACACCGGCTAAAAGCACAACAGTTTTCACCGCGCCACCTTGGGCGGTCAGCGACTTTCCACTCAAAGGCAAGACACCGGAAGAACTAGCGGTCGAACAAGCACTCTATAAGGCCGGATTACTGGCTGGAGCAGGTCAGAACTCGGCTTGGTCAAACACGGATGTAGCGGCCGTCAAAGCCTTTCAGAAGATGCAAGGAGCGCCGCAAACCGGCATCGTGGACGAAAGCACCTATGATTCTCTTATGAAGAAGTTGTCATGATCAGAGTACCGATCACAAACCCAAAGGCCATCACCCTCGGCGGTATTGGCTTTATGACGGCATGGGCAAATAGCGGATACGCAACCGACACCCATCATCTGATCCTCGCGGCTGGCTCTGCGCTTGCCGGCAGTTCTGTGCCTCACAATCCCGTCAGCAACCCAAACATTCAGGCTGAGTCTCACATCATTACGCCTTACGCTAGCAATGTCGAATAGTCGGTGACACGCCGATTTGCTTGTAGGTTTATCCGCTAATTTGCGTGTAGGCTTCTTTCATGGCGTTATCAGAAGCAATCCAACAGCACAAAGTTAAAGTCAGTCCAAAGTGTGCCGTAGGGCAACTTGTGGATGCACTTCCGGCGGCAGATCAAAAGACACTCACGGAAGCAATTAAAAACGGGGTCGCAACACACACACTCGTATTAGCACTTCGCCAAGAGGGTTACAGAACTAGCGATAACAACTTTAATCTGCACCGACAGGGGAATTGCAAATGTCCAAAGACCGCGTAAATGAAGTGTTAGAAGAACGCCAAAGTATCTATGGCGATGCTGAAACCAACTTCACAAAAGTCGGAAAGATTTGGGGAACTCTCCTAAACAGAGAACCTCTAGAAGCTTGGGAAGTCGCGCTATTGCTAGACACCTACAAGACAGTCCGGTGCTTCGCTAATCCTATTTGGGAAGATTCTTGGGACGACAAGATGGGCTACACAATTCACGGGCGCAAAATTGCAATGGAGACCGCAGAGTGAGCCTTAAAGATTCACTCGACAATATGCCTGAAGGCATTGAGTCTGTCGAGGTAAAAGAACTCCGCATGGCGCTAATGCGTTTGCAAAAGAAGCTTACGCAGAGCAAGCAACGCGTAGACGATTTAGTCGAAGCAACCTATAACGCGGCATACGGCGCACAACTCACAATGGGCGCAATCCCACCGGTACCAACGCCGGACATCGCTAAAACAAAAGGCAAACCGGAAGTAGCGCTATGGCACATGACAGATTGGCAAGGCGCGAAAAAGACCCCGTCATACAACTCAGACATTATGCGCGAACGCGTATTGCAATTCGCTGAGAAGGCAGTCAAGATCACGGATATTCAACGCAAGGATCACCCTGTGGACGATTGCGTCATTATGTTTGGCGGCGACATGATCGAGGGATTATTCAACTTCCCGTCACAAGCATTTGAGATTGACGCGACACTATTCGAACAATTCACCATCGTCACACGACTTCTTGTAGAAGTAACACGCTACGCATTGGCAAACTACAAGAAGGTGACAGTAGTACCGGAATGGGGAAATCATGGACGCATCGGTAGCAAGAGGGATAATGTACCTCGTAGCGATAACTTTGATCGTATGTGTTATGAAATGGCTCGACAACTGTTGGCTGGAGAGAAAAGACTCTCGTGGCAAGAATGCCCGGAAGATATCCAAAGAGTAGAAATCGGTAACTATCGTGCATTACTCATACACGGAGAC